AGCTAGTTCGTTTTCGTTTTCCGACTGTAAAAGCGCGAATTTTGTCGCGATTCTTTCTTGTTCTTTTTTTGCCGCCTCGGTCGAACCGCCGCCGCCCGCAAGTGCGTTACTAGCTGCGATTTTTGCGTTTTCCGTGGCGATAGTGTTCGCGAATGCTTTGTATTCGGTCACTTTCTGATTTATAACTTCACTGGGTAAAATAGATAAACTGAGTTCTTTAGCTTTTGCAATGCTTGCCGTCGCTTGCGCGTCAAAACTTGCCGAAAAATCTTTTAAAGCCGCGCCCGCACTTTGTAAGCCTTCACTACCTGTTATATCGCCGACCGCCTCAATTAAACCGCCCCATTTTTCAGCAATAAAAGAGAACACCGAAGCCGCGACCGCTTTCAATCCATTGAATACGATCTGAATGCCTCGAATACCGTTCGCGAAAGTTCCCGCCGCGCGAATTGCAAAACTGAACGCTTTGTCGATAGCGCTTTGAAAACCGCCCGATTCGAGAATGACTTTTTTTAAGTCGTTCGCAATACCTATAATCAAAGGCGATAGCTTGACCGCGACACGATTAAAAAAACCGGTAAATATTGCTTTTAATTTGTCGAACGCATCGTTCGCGGCTTCGACTTTTGCCGCGTCCACGCGGTTAAATGTAGCGCCTAATAGTTCGGCCTCTTTTTGGTATGCTTCGATACCTTCGCGGCCTTTATCTAAAACATTCAGTAAATCGATGCCTTTTTTACCGAAAATATCTTGCGCGATTGCCGCTTGTGTCGAACGGTCGCCGACTTGCGAAATTGCTTCGGCAATCTGCTTGAATTGTTCGTCCGGGTTCGCCCGTGCTAAGTTTTGCGCGCTTAAACCTAGTTCACGAAATGCGGGTGCGGCGGTTCCAACACCTTGCGCCGCTTCGCCGACTGAGTTCGAAAGCTTTTTAAAACTGTTATTTAATGCTTCACTACTGACGCCCGCCTGACCTGCTAAAAATTGATAACCTGAAAGTTTTTCGGTCGACAAACCCAACGCGTCGCCAAGTTTGGCGGTTGCGTCGATTGCGTCAAACGACGCTTTAGTAAGTAACCCGAAACCCGCCGCACCCGCTAAACCTGCGACCGCGCCGCGCGCTGAATTTAAGCCCGCGCGCGTAGCTGCTAGGCTTTTAGAAATCGACGCGAAACCTTTTTTCGTTTTATCAAGTAATGAAATCGTAATTTTTGCGTTCGGCGAAGCCATTTTCTAACCCTTTGTTTTTTGATTTCTTACCTTAAAAAACGCTTGCCAGTATAGCAATTCGGTATCGGTCACGGTGTCGAGTAATTCGCCGACCGTTTTGTGTAAATATTCGGCTAACGACATGATAAAAATTATATCGTTGTCGGTCCTTACTTTTTTTCGATTTCAGCGACTTCCTTATTTGCTTCGCCTTCGCTATCAACGCCTAAAATCGCGTTACCTACGTCCGTTAAAAATTCGGGGTCGACGTCTTTCATCATCACCGGCTTATCTTTAGGCTTAAACATTCGCGAACCGTCGGCATTTAAAGCGCGTTGTAAAACTAGCTCGGCATAGCCTTCGATTTTATTTTCACTCAAAAGCGGTAAATATTTGTCGGTTTGAACGGCATTTGCGACGCTGCGAAAATATACGACGGTTTCTTCGCCGTCGGCGTGCGTATGCTTAAACTTTTTTAAATCTGCTAATTTTGGTCGAAAATCTTCTTTTAATTTATCAATAATGCTCATTTTAGGCCCTTACTTTCTGTTTATTAATAGGTATTCAGTCGAGACAACGCGCCGTCGCCGGTCGCACTCATTGAAAAAGTGACGGTTTCGTCGGCGCTTGCGCTGATCGTCAATTCGTCGATTCGAATATTACCGGCGTATTCTGGCGGCGTTGCGATCGTGTCGCCGCCGGGGAAATATTGCATAGCAATAATGTCGCCGACTGCTATCTGTACTTGTCCGGGGTCCGTGTTGCAATAGCGACCCTCGACCGAAAGAGTCCAACCAGTACCTAAATTTTCGGTACGATCTTCGCAACTCCCGAAAGTTTTATACGTATTATTGTTTGCGGTTTCGGTGATTTCGATCGACGTCACTTCGCCGACCGTTTGCGCGCCGGTTCCGTCGTCAAAAATAATTTTACCTTCACAACCTCGATAGCATGACATGCTCAATTCCTTAAATTAAAATTTCGGGGTCGCTTAAATCGACCGTATAAAAATAAGTGTAATTCAAAACGCGGCCCGCGTAAAGACTTTCGGAAAGCTCCTTCGCCATGCGCGAACCGTCGAACCGTGGCCCGCCTCGAATTTTTAAACCCAGTGACGGCACGGCGTAAAGTGCGGCGTTTACCGCCGCGACAATTTCGTCGATTTTTGAACCGTAGCTGTCGACCGCATTTACATAGCATTCGACTTCGACGGTTTGTTCGACTTCGAATTTTGAACACTTGCCGACAACCTGCGCGCTTGAGTCGTCGTTCACAATTATATTGATCGCCGGAAACTGCGCGGCCTTGTTTGAATGTATATCTTTAGTTTGAAACGCTTCGAATCGTTCGAGGTGGATATTATCAACACCTACAACGGCCAAAACGCCCGCGTTTGTGCTGATCGCTTGAAATATAGCTTGTCTTAACTGATCGCGAACATACATTTTAGTTTTTCACCCTTTGACCGTCTAACAATCTTAACTCGAACATAATCGCGCCTTGTTCGTCGGGTTCGTGGCGGTCGTCTATTTCAAAATTTAAAGTTAATTGAACTTCGCCCAACGTTTCGACTACTCGAACGAAATCGCCTTGCGACGGCACGTTGTCAAAATCTGAATATCTGCATTCGACGATAGTAGTTTGCGAAGAAAAAGCAACGTCGCCGCTAATGTTTACGGTTTCATGTTCGCGTTCGAAATATGCGAAAATTCGTTCGTCGGGTAAACTGTCGTTAAATGTAAAGTCGACCCACTGACCCGCGCACGATAAAACTTTTTTTAGTTCGTCGTCTTTTATCGCCTCGAAAGGCGATTCGAAATTCGGGTCGAGCCACTCGCTAGGCATTTTCTAAAAACTCGTCTAGTTTGCCCGAAAATACGGGTTTTCCCATAGTGCGGCGAAGGTGGCAACCGCTGACATTTTGAGGGAATTTTAATTTAGTCACTTTCGAAACTAGGTTCGCCGTCGCCTCAAAACAATAAACTTTTTTCTTTTGATTTAATCGAGAATTTTTGAAAAATCGACCGAAAGACCAAAATAAAAACCACTGTAAAACGCCGGAATAATCGTATTTTTTGCCGCCGTGTTTAATGAGCCACGTTTGCATAATTTGCTCGCTAGCACCTAAATTATAAACTTCGACTTTTCGATTTTTTAATTTTTTAATTTTGGCCCGTCCGAAGTCGCCGCGCAATTCCGAAGCGTCGAAAATATCGCCGTCGTATAAAACCGCCGAGTGTGTAACGTCGCAACCGGTAACAATTTCGACCGCTTTCGAAATAAACGATTTATTTTTCTTGAATAGTATTACACTTGCGGCCACGGTGTCGCCTCCCAAAGTTTTAGCGCGTCGATTTTTTCTATTTCTTCAACGCTTGAATAGTTTGTCGCGTCGATCGTGTCTTTAATATACACCGCCTTGAACACTGTCGCGCTTTCGTGATCGCGTCCGCTTGTAAATAATTCGATCGCCTGTTGTGCGTCAAGTAGAACTGTCTCATTGTCGGCGCATCGCCACGCCTGAACGAACGGCAAACCGTTGGAAAGGTGAAACGTTGCGGCCTGAATTAACGCCGTTAAACGAATCGCGCTTCGGTCGTCGCAATCAAATAAATGCAAAACGCCGTCGATTTCATGTTCGAAAACTGTTGTCGCTATAATGTCGCGCAACTCGTTTATTCGATCTTTTAAACCACGTTTCGCGATTTCCGTTTGCGTGTACGTCGGCAATTCGTTATAAAATTTTTCTATTTGCAAAATTTGATCGACTTCGAATTGCCCGTCGATTTTAACTTCGCCGCTTTTTTCGTCGTGTATTATCGACCCGACGTTCTCGAAATTAGATTTTAAAAACGCGTTGAACGACTCGACGTTTTTACCCTTGACAAAATCAATTAACATTTAAAACCCTTATTTGCTCGCAACGGTTCGTCGTATAGTCTCGACAAACTTGCGGGCGTTGATCATATACACCGCAAAGCATTGTTTCACGGTCCAACAACGGGCACAAACCGTCGCCGCTCTTATTCATTAGTGCGAAATTTTCCGAATACATTTCATCGAAAAAATGTTCGCGTCCTGCGTGCTTCGGGTTATTGTCGACGAATATTTTACTATATTTTACAAAATGTTTTTTTATATTTTCAGGCAAAACATGAAATTCGTCGCGCGAAACTTCGATCGCTAACTTACAACAACCGGAATTTGTACATTTTTTACAATCTATACCCACGATTGAGCAAGCCAACGTCGGTTAGTCAAAGTTATCGTGTCGCCGTCGGTGTCGAGTTGGAATGTAACAACGTCGCCCGGCACTAGATTGTCGAGCGCGAAAGTACCTTGTATTGATTGCCCTTTCTTTTTCCGACCTTCGTCGCTCACTAATTGTGTACCGATTGTCGTGCCATTTAAAGCGACAAAAAATTCAAGCTCTAAATTCTGATTCGATTCAAGGTTAAGAATACCGAAAAAAACATAGTCGCCCGGTTTCGTTATATTGGCAACCATGCCGGGAACGTCGGTCGGCGTGTTAGTGTCAAAACCTGCTAATGACGAGTCGTCGACGTTACCAAAACGAACGTATTTTAAAACGTCGTCAATTTCGCCCGTCATTGGGTTGAATTTTAAAACCATGTTAAGCCCTTGCAACGTTTGTTAAATCACCCGTTAAAGCATCATAGCTCAATGTGACCGTGCCCACAACAACGCTAGCTAAACTATAAACCGCCGTTTCTATTTCACCGGTAGCCGCGCCCGTTGTGACGTAAGTTAAATCGCATTCGTCGAATTCAAAGTTTATAAACGAACCCGCCGTTCGCGCGTTCAAATCAAAAGAACTACTCGAAATAGAATTGTTAGAAGTAACAAGCGACGCACCTTGCGTAAGTATAGCGGCGTTTATATTATTGCCTGTTTTTAAAAGTTCCTCGATTTCGTCTTGCGGGTCAATTTCTACGCCTTGGACGGTGTACGTCGTACCGTCGGGCGATTGAGGAATCGACGATATAATCGCGCCGCTTTCGTCGTAAATATTTAAACGATAAAATGTTACAACGACCGAACCGTCGCCGTTTATATCGTCGCCGCGTTTCACTAGTTGCATGTTAGAATCGAGGACGGGCGAAACGTCGCCCGTAGGCGTTACAATATTGCCGCCGGGTTGATCGTAATAAATATAGCTAACGACGCCTTGTTCGTCGGTCGCGGTTTCTAACCAGTAAACATTTCCGGCGCTATCTTGCACCCACGAACCCGACAACGTGTTCGAGTAACCGCCGCCGCCACTGCCCGACGGCGAATTTGGGGGTGCTAATAAAACTGTTGTACTCATGCTAAAGTGTCTCCAGTGACCACAACGGCGGGCGTTCTTTCGTTGTATTTGTTTTCCTTAGCGCGTGCAAAAACCGCGTGCGAACCGCCATAACTAAAACAACGCGCGTCGGTTGTGCTTAAAGGGTGAACCGCTTTCGTCGCAATGTCGGGCGTTCCCGTTGCTTGCGTAGTCACTAAAACGCGTTCGCCGTGCAAAGCTATATCGACCAAACACGCACCATTTGCAACTTTAACCCAAGCGCCTTGTGTTAGTTCGAAAAATTTCGTCGCCATTTTAAAACCCTTAAATTTTTACATAAAAAAAAAGGCGGCGCATAATTGGCCGCCTTTTTTAAATTACCGCGCGAATTATACCGGCGACTGGGGTGTAACGTCGATAACTGAGACCGCATTCATACGCGAAGGAATGACAATGCCCGCCGATTGTGATAATACGCACATCGCGCTCGGGTCTTGCTCTTCCCACATTTTGGTATAAATGTCTTGAGCCATTAAGTTTCCAACGTCGTGAATTGCGCCGAACGCCTGATAGCCTTCTAAGCCTTGTGGGCCGTTAGCAATAACTAAAACGGTGTATTCTGGTAAAAACGATTGCGACACGTCGTTTTCGTCGACGTATTGGTCGTTGTAAACCCAAAGGCTCAGATTACCGTACAGACCTTTATAGAACGAACGCGCGCCCACTTCCGGCGCTAGGTTTAAATCGTCTAAACCGCCCGAACGCAAATCTAGCAATTCTTTTACGTCGTTATTTTTGCGGAATAAAGCGAAAGCTTTCGAGTCCATGACAAGATCTGTCGCGCCCGAACCAATAAGATCGAGTATTAAACCGCTTGCCTCTTCGATCGCGGCTTGTACGTCGGTGGTCGGGTCGGCCCAATCGTCGGCGGTCAATGACAACGACGCATCGCGACCGTAATCGATTTCGGTTTCTGGTACGTCTTCGCCGGTCACGGTAAATTTGCCGTCGACCAAACATTTTGCCGCTTGCCACTCTAAACGTGAGTCGATTTCGTTCGCGTGGTTGCGAAGTTCTTCGGCTAATGCAATATTGAAACGTTCTTGCGCTGTAAGTTCGCCGCCGATAGACTCACCCGGCGCGCGTTTCACTGCACGACACGGTTTAACATGCGACTTGGGTTTAACGTAAGGCGGTTTAAATGTTTTAGTGATAAAACCTTCGCTTTTACGCGGTTTACCTGCGGTACAAGGTGAAACGAACGGCGCTAACTTGCGTTTCGTGTTCATAATATCGAATGAGATCGACTCTTCTTCGAATTCAACAATTGGCGCGAAAAACGCATTTAATAAAAACTGCGTGTTCGGTTGTGCAATGCGCACCATGGGGCGCAATTCGGTTGTGCTGTAAATATCCACTTTAAGCTCCCTAATTAATAAAATTTACGAAGGCGAATTTCGCCCGTAAATGTAAGTTTTAAAACGTCTAAATCGGTGTAACCAATTATAGCATCTTCGTTAAATTCACCACCAACATATACCGCGACTTCGTCATTTTCAGATAGTGTCGTGGTAAAAGGCATTATAGCTATCGCATTCTCGTCGGTTGATCCGCCGGGGTCCGTCGCAAAGTTCACAAGTTGAGAACCTACGCCGGTTTGAAATAAAACGTCGCCTTTCGCATAAGTACCGGCTTGAAGTGTGAACGGTTGCGTTCGCACTGTACAATCGCCGATTAAATTATCGCGTTCGCACGTTTCGGTCGTGCTGCCCGGTAAACAACAATCTAATTCACTCATTTTAAACACCTTTACCAATTGATTTCGCGAACGCGTTCACGCGGTCGACGGGTTTATCGTCTAAATCTTTCGAAGAAAGATCGCCTAGATCGTCCTCAAGTTGCAAATTTTCAACTTTCGCGGCTTGCGGCGCGCTTTGCAACATTTCGTCGATTTCGTCAACGCTTAAAGCGGCATTCGAAACTAGCTTGTCGGCTAGTGCTTCGCGGCCTTTTGCGCTTTCTAAATTTTTAACTTTGTCGACGCGTTCGAGTGCGTCGGCATACGCTGATTTTTTAGCACTGGCGACCGCTTTTTCGTGGTCTACTGTACTTATCGTTTCTTTGTCCATTTCGACAACCTTTTCGGGTGGTTTTACACTTGCCGCCACCGCTTGAACGGTTGCGCCTGCTTTTAAACTCTTATTTAACACAAATTCGGGTACATTTGCAAATTTACTTAAATCGACGCTATTTTGCACCGGTGCGGCTTCGGTCAATTCTGTCACGAAACCATTATCGACGGCGGTTTCACCATTGAACCAATAGTCGCCCGAATTGATCATATTGGCCGCCGTTTCGCTATCGATTCCGCCTTGTTCGTATGCTGATTGAATAACGCCGTTGTAATGATCTAGCATCGACGTAAATTCGACCAAATCGTCGGTATTACCATAAAAACCGGCCATTGGTTTATGGGTCATAAATGAGCTAATCGCCGAAGCCTTTCGCACGTCGCCGGCTAAAAATATGATCGTGGCCGCGCTTGCTGCGATCGAGTCGTTTATAGTCGTTACTGTGCCGTCGTAGTCTTTTAACATGTTATACATTGCGATCGCGTCCTGAACCGCGCCGCCGTTCGAACTAATTCGAACCGTTAAAGGTTCGCCATTTAGCGCGCTTAGTTCGCGATTAAAATCGTTTTGATCGACGCCCCAAAAACCGATTTCGTCATAAATATTTAGTTCGGCGACGCCCGCCTGATTTAATACGAATTTAGGGTCGTTTCCCTGTAAATTAGTCGACATTTTCTTCGCTGTCCTGTTCGTTTGTTGTCTGGTCGCTTGTCGCGATACCTAATTGCGCTAACTGGCCTTTTTCATACGCTAGCTGCTGCGAAACGTCGTCGAAGTCCTTGCCAAGTTCGGCGGCTTCGTCGGCGTGCGTTGTTCGTGCTATGTTTAAATTATTTGCGCTTGCTTGTGAAGCTTTTAAAGGGTCAATTTCACCGCGTCCGGGTGCTAACCACGACGCAGAAACCCACGCCGCCGGATAGTCGCTAAAACGTGCGACCGTGTTGTCTGGGTAGCCACTAACAGCGACTAGATCTTCTTCTAAC